TTCTCAACAAGGCGGTGGACATACAATACAAATTGCTAATGATTCCATTTCTTATGTACATTCTGGAGTACTAGATCCAGATAGAAAACAAGTTTTAAGTCATCTACACAAAGCAATCAAACCACTCAATCAGTTACGAATGTTAGAAGATGCGGTGGTCATCTATCGTATCTCACGTGCTCCTGAACGTAGAATTTTCTACATTGATGTTGGTAATCTACCTAAGATCAAAGCAGAACAGTATCTACGTGATATTATGAACAAATACAAGAACAAACTTGTATATGATTCTAATTCAGGCGAAATCAAAGATGAACGTAAGCACATGAGTATGCTAGAGGATTACTGGCTTCCACGTAGAGAAGGTGGTAGAGGTACAGAAATTACAACATTGCCGGGAGGGGAGAACCTTGGTGAGTTGGCTGATGTTGATTACTTCAAAACAAAACTATACAAAGCACTTAATGTTCCCCCTTCACGGTTAGAACAAGATTCAGGTTTTATACTAGGAAGAGCAGAAGAAATTTCAAGAGATGAAGTAAAATTTACTCGTTTCATTGAACGATTACGTGCACGATTCAATATTTTATTCAATGATCTCATAGAGAAACAGTTATTACTTAAAGGAATTATTTCATCTGTTGATTGGTTATCCATAAAAGATAAAATTATCTATGAATGGCAATCAGATTCACATTTTGCCGAATTACAACAAGCGACTATGATGAGAGAACGTTTGGGTATGTTAGTAAATGATATGGGTTATAGAGATGCAGTTGTTGGTAAGTTTTTCTCTCAAGAGTATGTTAATAAACACATTCTTAAATTAACTCAAGAAGAAATTGATGATATGAAAGATCAGATGGAGAAAGAAAAAGGTGAAGGTGGGGGAGAATCAGAAGATCAACAATGGGAATTTGATCCCGCGGCAAATAAGCCAGATTTAAAGGTTATATCTGGGTAAAATTTATAAATAGTATAAATATAATAGAATTAGAATAATAGAGGAAATTTTATGTCTGATGAAACTACAATTGGTGATATCGTAGCATTATCCGCTAAAGATGATGCGGCAGGAGTAAAATCAGCGATAGGTGATGTACTCCAACAAAAAGTGATGGTATCGTTAGAAGGAAAAAAACAAGATTTCGCTAAAACTTTTTTAACTAAACAGAATACAGACTCGAAAGAGCCGGAAAGTTCAGAGGAAGTAACAGATGGCAGCTGAAACACAAGTACTAGTAAATAACGAAAAAAAATATATTGCAAAATTCTTTTCTGATGCATCAGAATCAGATGTAAAGAAAGTAGACCTTTCTACACTTACATGGGCAAAACATACACTTACTTTGTCTGCAGTATCAACAGAAAAATTTAAAATAGGTGAAGTAATTTCAACCGCCGCAGCTCACTCAGCAGTTGCAGATGGATCAGAATTTTATATTGTTACAGGATTTACAGCAGGGGCAACCACAGTTGAAGTTGTAGGATGGGATTATACAAACAAAAAAGCCACCGCAATTTCAGATGCTTGTTCAAATGGAGATAAAATTGTAGGAAGTGTGTCAGGAGCACACACAGAAACAGTAGCAAATAGTGGTAACTTAACAGAACATGATTACAATGTTTTGGTTACTAAGCTAATGTGGACAACTAGTGGTTTACAAGTAGGAATCGAATGGGATGGATCTACTGCAGAAAAATATATAGCAGAATTAGCAGGTAATGGAAGTTGGTCTATGCCGGGAATGGAATGGCCAGGAATTGGAATAAACGCAACAGGCGATTCTGGCAATGTTTTAGGAGACATACAATTCTCTACAGCAGGACATGGTGGAACAGATTCATATACAGTCATAATGGAATGTAAGAAACAGGCACCAGGATATGATGTTCCAAATTACGAAGAAAACGCAAGATTGGGATTTCCGGTTGATTTTAAATTAGGTAATTTCACATAATAGGAGAAAATTAATGAAACTTATTTGCGAACAATTAGATGATGTAGAATTTATATGTGAAGCTACTAAGACAGGAAAGAATTACTTCATTGAGGGTGTATTCATGCAAGCTAACGTGAAGAATCGCAACGGCCGATTATATCCTAAAGAAATATTACAAAAAGAAGCCAAAAGATACGAAAAAAATTACATTAAACAATCAAGAGCTTTTGGTGAATTAGGACATCCAGAGGGACCTACAGTAAATTTAGAAAGAGTTTCACATTTAATTCAATCACTTGATGAAGATGGAGACAATTTCGTGGGTCGAGCAAAAATAATGGATACACCTTACGGAAAAATTGTAAAGAACCTTATCGATGAGGGAGCCAGATTAGGTGTCTCATCCAGAGGAATGGGCTCCTTAAAGCCTGTAGGACGCAATGTTAGTCATGTACAGGATGATTTTTATCTTGCTACTGCTGCAGATATTGTTGCCGATCCTTCCGCTCCAGCGGCATTTGTCAATGGAATTATGGAAGGAAAAGAATGGATATGGGATAATGGTATTCTTGATGAGCGCCATGTTGCCCGAATCGAAAAACAGATTAAACTTTCACGAAAAAATCTAGAAAAAACACAGATAGATGCTTTTGAAACGTTTATGTCAAGTTTATAAGTTTACTAAATAATAACAATAGTAAACACACTAATTTAAATTTAGGACTAATAGGAGATTTAGATGTCTGAAGAATTAAAATCAGTAGAGTCTGAAGAAGAAGTAGTTGTTGAACAAGATTCTTCAGAAGAATTAGTTGCAGTTGGTCTCGACCAAATCTTAGAATATGCCTATGATGAAGGTATTGAAGAAGATAAAGTTGATGAGTGGATTGCAGAAAACTTTATCGTTGAAGAAGATGACGAGGAAGAAGATGAGGAAGAAGTAGAAGAATCTACTAAAGCTTCAGTTAAAGAAGAAGGTGATGAGGAAGAAGCACCTGAAGAAGAAGGTGATGAGGAAGAAGAGCCTGTTGCCGAAAAGAAAATGTCATCGAAAGCAAAAGCGGCTGCTGCAAAATATCGCAAATCATCCGCCGGTAAGAAAGCTATCGCAAAATCTGCAAAGAAACGTTCACGACCTGGCTACAAAGTAGATAAAGCACGTGCCAAGAAAATGGCAAAATCACGTGCAAAAGGTGGAATTAGCGATTCTTTTGAAGTTCCAGGAACTAAGAATCAAATGTTGAAAAACATCTATGATCAAGTAAATGGAATGTTAAAAGCCGATTTAGCAACCAAATATGAACAAATCATGTCTTCAACTTCACTTGAGCAAATTGAGGAAGATCAAGAAGTTAAAGAAGAACGTACTCCAGCAGTGAGTCCAGAAGAAATCGCACCAATTAATGTTGAAGATGATATGAAAGCATTAGTTGAGGGTGAAGAAGGACTTTCCGAAGAGTTCAAGAAGAAGGCATCGACAATTTTCGAAGCCGCCGTTCATGCAAAAGTTGTTGATGAAGTCAACGCAAGAATGGAAACACAAGCAAAAGAAACAGAAACCCAATCTGTTGAGTTCCAAAAAGAACTTACAGAAAAAGTTGACGGTTATCTCACATACGTTGTAGAAGAGTGGATGAAGGAAAATGAATTGGCAATCGAAAGAGGAATTCGTTCCGAATTGGTTGAAGATTTCATGTCCGGAATCAAAACCCTCTTCACAGAACATTACATCGACATTCCTGAAGAGAAAGTTGACATGGTTGACGACTTATTCACAAAAGTTGAAGATCTTGAAACCTCTTTGGATGAAGAGATTAATCGTGGAGTTGAGCTCCAGAAAGAATTGGCCCAGTTCAAGAAGGACGATGCCCTTAAATCAGCAACTAAAGATTTGGCCGATACAGATTCGGAAAAAATCTCTAAGTTAGCTGAAGGTATTGAATTTGAGAACACGGAGCAATACATTGAGAAATTGAATGTCCTTAAGGAGAGTTATTTCCCAAAGACTGATTCAGTTACATCAGAAATTACTGAAACTGATGAAACCATCGAATTGACTGAAGAGCAATCTCCAGAAAAAATTGATGAATCTATGCAACATTATACATCGGCGATCCGTCGCTATAATTCTTAATTTTATAAACCTATAGGAGAATAATATGTACCTAGCTGAAGACCTTCAGAAAAAGTGGGGTCCGGTTCTTGGACACGAAGATCTCCCTCCGATTAAAGATAATTATCGGAAGGCCGTAACAGCAGTTCTTTTGGAAAACCAAGAGAAAGCTATGCGGGAGCAGTCCTCACAAGAAGGAATGTTTGGAAATATCCAAGAAGCAGCCCACGCTAACAAGACTGGTGGCAACGTTGATACCGTTGATCCCGTTTTGATTTCGTTGGTTCGTAGAGCTATGCCTAATCTCATCGCCTATGATGTTTGTGGAGTTCAACCAATGACTGGTCCTACCGGACTGATCTTTGCTATGAAGTCACACGTTACATCTCAGGCCGGTGTTGAAGCAGCAGACTCTAAGGAAGCCGACACATCC